ATGTAAAGCTTATTACTGGAATTTCCGAAACCGATGCTGACAATGAAAAACTTCCTCTTGCACCTGTAATTTTATGTCTAATGCCATCAATGCCAACGTAGAAAGTACAAGAATCAAACGAGCTACTTACTGGCGCGTAGGTAACAGATGTAGAGCTAACAATTGTCTGAGACATCGCGCAAGCTTTCATAGCTGGCCCCCATGCTGGCGCAGTTCCAGCGGCTCCAGATGCAGCTAATTCCACCTCAAAAGTTAAACTAACCCTTTGTTGTGCCAATAGTTGAGGATAGTTACCGAGATAGCCGCGAATAGTCTCACGCTCTACAACATCAGCCTCTAAAGGCGTAATTTCTAGGTTGCGTACTTCTATTGCATTTGCCGAACCTGTAGGCGTTGGATCGGTTGCATAACTCGATTCAATTTTGCAAAGAATCGTTCTTAATCTCGTTAGCTTTGGCATCGCTCAATCAATCTGAATCTATATGCTTACATAATAGTCCGATATGCCTACGCAGTAACAGAATTGACGCTAGTTCTATATCTAATTAGGAAATCCATCCCTATTACTCCCGCCGCTTGATCAGCATCTACCATTTCAAAACTTACGCTTTGGGGTTGAACATCAATACAAGTACTATTTAACGTTAAGTCAGCCGTCATCTTTGAATGAACTGATTCAACAATAGGATCAGCTACGGAATCGGGAACATCATCACTTGTACTAGCTCGAACAATAATTGAAATTCTGACCGTTAAAGACCAATCAAGTTTAGGTAAGGAAAGATTCTGTTCACAAGTATCACTAACAGGTTCAATAACTAACGCGGGTGATTCGTTACGCGCCAAAGGTACAACGCGGCTTCTATAAATACGGGTTCCGACGTTGGTGGTATTAGCCAAACTTGTTTTAATTTGATCTAAGATATTTTCTCTTTTAGTCGTCATTAGTTTTTAGATAAGGAAATTTGACAAGTTAAACCGTCTAAATCTCTTTCGTTTGTTCTACAGGTATAAGCAGTACCCGAAACTGTCACCGTATCGCCTGCCTTAATCCCTGAATAAGAAGAGGCTTTGCAATGCAATACATAGTCGGTACTAATTATTTGATCGCCTGCAATGATTGTTGTTGGTTCATCTAATATCCCCTTTCCCGTAACACCTCCAGCAACAACAGTTACCGCAAGATCATCAGAAAATATTGCATCTAAGGAATCAGTTGCTATCGCCATTTGTTGAAATTACTTTTGCCTTTTTAGGCTTTGGTGGAGTTGGTGGAGTTGGTGGACACGCAGGCGCTTCGACTGCCTCGATTGCTTTACCCATCCGAATTAGTAACGCCGCGTCTGAATCACTAACGTCATAAGTGCCGCCACTTTCTAAAGCTTGACCGCTGGCAACGACGTTTCTAATAGCTTTGATTTTCATAAGAAAAAAAAGGGGGCCGATAAGACCCCCCACTAATCATTAAGTTGTAACGTCAAGAATTGCAGCGAAGGCAGAAGCCTGTCTAACAGCAACATCAAGAGTTGTAATCGCTCTAACTGATGTCAAAGCCTTAGTGAAATCAGTACCGTCTGAATCTGAAACCGCTAGTTCCATACCTGAACCCCAGAAGCCGACTAAAGCCTGTGAGTAATCACCAAAGAGAACAGCAGAACATTCGCCGCTAGTTGATCCCTTAGTTAGGTTTGATGGAACTTGGTTTGAAACTCCTACGCGATAACCATTGATTACGCCCGGTGTTGCTCCGCGACCAATACCAGATAGATCAGTGTTCCAAAGGAATGATCCGTTGCCTGCTGCTGAACCGCCAGCTCTTAACTGCTTAAGGGCTGAAAGAACTTTTGCATTGGTGACATAACCCATGTTATCGCCGCCAGCATTATCAACGAGAACCTCTTCCTCTAGCTTGATGATGTTCTCAAGGGTAATTGCTGCCCCGTTAGTCGCCCCAGCAACACTTCCTATCCCCGAAGTTTGCATAATTCCTGTTGGCTGTCCAGATGAACCAGAGCCGTTAAGGATTGCAAGGTCTACCCCTAGATTGACAGTTGAAGTTAAATCACTTCTAATTAACTCTTCAATTCCGGGTGTTGCCTGTAAAAGAGTCTGACGAGAATACTTAGAAAGTACACCGTAGTTCTTAGGACTAAGCGAAATTTGATCAAAAGTTGATTCTGACTGAGTAATCGCAGTAGTTTCAGAACTCAACCAATAGCCTGTGCTGTTTCCGCTGCGACGGGGAATTGCAACATCACCAACTAGGCCGGGAAGTGTTCTAACACCCATGCCGATCATCAGCGTGTTTGCCTTTAAGCTTTCGATGAAATCTTCAGCTCTTAATTCTGTTTCAACTAAGTTGCCGCCTGTTGTTGCGCCAGAGGTAACGTAAGTAGCTCTCTTTTGTAGCGCTGCGTAAGGGATAAGGAAACTTCTCTCGGATGTTTTCTTGACTCCTGAACGCTCAACCTCTTGTGAAAGTTCACGTACAAAACCAGCATCCCTAGATGTCCAATCACCTGTTAAGGCGGCTCTCATTCCAGCGGTAATAGAATAATTACCTTTATCTAAATCCTCAGTCTCAACTTGTGAAACTGTTTCGATAGGCTTTGACTGAATCTTGTCTAAAGCAATCTTTCTTGTTTCTTCGATTGAAGTTCCTTCAGTAATGAGAGTTTCTTTTAACTCATCGCCTAGTTGATGCCTTTCGCATACAACGGAAATTTCTCTGATACGGTTGCGCTCATCAGAAGCCGCCTTTTTAGAGGCTTCCTCACGCACCACGCTTAAATCGGGTGTGCTAGTCATTTCAGTTTTTTCTGAAGGTTTACTTTGTGGCGCGTCAGATGACGCAACGGCGTTATTACGCTGTGTTTCCATATTACTAGATTCTTGCTGTGTAGACATAGTAACGTCTGTTTTTTCAACTTCTTTTGCTCTTCCTATTCCCGCGCCCTTGAAATCTGCGGGGATACTTACAACCGATACCTCCGCTGGAGTCCACCCAGTAGCTCTAAAATAACCGTCGCGATTTTTTTCTTCCTGTGTGTTTTCTATTGAATAACCTACTGACACGTTCCTAAGTATTCCATCGTTAACCATTTCTAAGGTTTCTTTACCTAATGCGTTATTTGCAAACCTAACCTCAACCATTCCGCGTTTCTTTTTATCGTCTAGCCAACCCCTTTCCACTACTCCAATAATTTGGTCAGGCTGATGATTTAGCAATAAAGGAGCTGATGAATTTAAACGCTCAAAGTTAATTGAATCCTTGCTGTGATCCAATATTTCATTACCTAAAACACCACGGTTTACAGGCTCTTCTGAACTAAAGGGAAAACTTAACGTTCTCTTGTCTTCACTAACTTCAAACTCTACTGATTCTGATCTGTGTTGAATTTGATTTTCTAAATCACGTTTCTTTTCCATTGGTGTCGGTATCATTGCTTTCTATATTAGTACCTGTTTGCTGTTTAGACGTATCGGGTAAAATTGTATCGAAATTTAAGTTTAATTGGCTGGCTGCATCCACCTCTGCTTTTCTTTGTGGGAGTAGTTCCTCTATATCTCCCCCCATTTCGCTAATCACTTGCGATTGAGTTTTTAACCCTGCCTTAATAGCGATAACAGAAGCATTTACCTCTTTTTGTGGGTCAACCCATGCCCAACCTCTAAATAACCAACGAACACGCCTATATTTGTCAGCGTCTAATTCATAACTAGGCAGATCAAGGTTCCCACTTAACACCGCAAGATCTAGCCATAAATCAAACAAAGGTTGTAAAAATCTTTCTTCTAAATACTTCTGAATCATCTTGTAATGATCCCTATCCTCTAACAGGCTTAAACGTGATGAACTGTAATTAGTTTGTGAAAAGTCTTTCGATACTGATTCATAACTAACCCCACATCCACTAGCCAAAGATCTAAGAATTATTCGATTAAATGGTTCAAATTCGTTATTAGGTGCATCTAAGTTAGGAATATCAACGCGCTCATTTGGATTTAGGTAAACAAATTTACCGGGTTCCATATCTGACACTCGTTCATTTTCGTAAACGTCATCACCGACTAACCCATCATCAGAATTTGTAGAAATAAAACCCATTAACGCGCTACTAGCTCTTGACCTGATCAACTGACTATGTTGATAGCCATCTAATTGGTGCATTGCCTCCAAAGCAGGCGCAAGCATTGAAATGCCCCTTGTTTGACTAGCTCTATCAGTAACAAACAGATGAATTATTTCATCCGCGTTAATCAACATATGTTGTTTTGTATTAACAGGGACAGGAAAAGGGGTGTCGCCGGGATGTTTTTTAAAGAACGCATATCGAACAGGT